AGGCTCTTGACCTGCGGGAGCTTGGCGTAGCGCACCTCGACCATGTCCATGGGGATGACGTAGCCCTTGAAGGCCTCGGCGCTCAAGGCAGTCCCGGTGGTGCCACCGATGAAGGTCGACGGATGCAGGATCAGGCGACCGAAGTCGCCCTCGAAGATGTCGATTGAGGACTTGAACGTGTCGTTGTTCAACTCTTGGTTGAACGTGCGAATCGCAGTCGGGGCAATCGAATTGGTGTTGGCGACCTGCACGTTGCCGGCAGTCGTTAGGTTGGTGAACGCACGCTTGAGCGTGGTGCCCAGGATGCAGTCGTAATCGCGGAAGGTGCCGGTCACGCCGTAGACGGCCGTCAGGACGTTCTGAACCACCGACTCGGTGAAGGCAGAACTGGCGGTCGTGATGACCGCGCCCGAGGCCGGCAGGAACGGCGAACCGGAAGCGCAGGCGCCGATGTTCGCGGCATTGGTGCTGTTCAGCCAGTTGCCGAGCGAGCCGGTCAGGTAGGGGTTGGCAGTGCTGACCTCGGTCTGCGCAGCCTGGTTGGTGCACATGAAGGTCGCCTCCATGGAGCGCTTTAGCTCCACGAGACGTTTGGCAATGCCGTTTGCGAGCTCGTCGGTCACGCCAGCGACATTCTGCGTCTCAGCGATGAAACCGATGCGCAGATCGTTGCGGAAGACCTGGCCGTAGTTGTTGAGGCGGGTGCGGTTCTGCACCGGGTTACCGGCGCTGGCCACAGTCACGTCGGCGCCGTCGACCACGCCGCCCATGGTCGGGGCAGCGTAATTGTCGACCTGCCAACTGAACTGCATGTTCCCGATGTCCTTGCCCTTTGGGGACATGGACACGAACGGAGTCGACTTGGCATCGACGATGGCGATGTAGTCCGCCAGATCCTCGCGGATCGCGGACGTCGAAGCGAGCGGCGTTGTGCCGGCTTGGTTTTCTTGGAGCAGGGGCATGAACTAGAACATCCTTTTGAGTACTTGTGCGAGCTCGGTGGTCGTTCCGGTCCTCGTGAACTTCGACTTGGCAGCATCCAGGCCGGCCTTGGCCGCATCCTTCTTTGGGGGCGTTGCGGTCGGGCGTCCTGGCTGACTGGGTGCCTTGGCCGGCGGGCGCAGTGCCGAGGCCTTCCCCTTGGCGGACTCCTTCTCCAGGCGCAGCTTGCGCCCGGCAAGGAAGTCTCCGACCAGCACCTGGTACTCCGGCAGCGTGGCAATCTGCGGCAGTTGCCGCAGCACAGCCTGCGCCTCGGTGTACTCGGCGGCGGAACGGTCCTTCCACCACGGGTAGAGCGTCTCGGCGATCGGCTTGATCTGTTGGTAGGACTGCAGGAAGCGGGCGCGATTCGGTATGTGCAGGTCGATGGCGTCTTCAACACGCCGCTTGATCTGCTTCACGTCATCGGAGCTGTACTCCTTGCCTTCCACCTCGCAGCCGTCCGCGTTGTCCTCGCACCACCGCTTGAGATTCCGGGCCTTGGTCCACTCGTCGTTGAGCTTCCCAACTTCCCAGACATCCGCGAACGGATCGGCAGCAGACTGCACGGGCGCAGGCCTCTCGACCTGACTCTGCTCCAGCTTGGCCTTGGTGTCGTTCAGCTCCCGCTCCAGCGACTCGGCCTTCTCCAACGCCTCTTTCTTCTGGCGCGTGAGCTTGTCGATGCGTTTGCGGAACCCGAGCGACTCCTCGTCGTCGTTCTGATTCTCGGAAAGAACCTCCTGCTCAGGCGACTCGGCCTGAGCGTCCGATTGGTCTGCGGTCGGCTCCGCATCCTCGGCCTGATCGTCCACAACAGTGGCTTCCGGCTCCGGCGCCTGTCGTTCGACTGCTGCTGCCTTGTCTTCCTCCCCGCTGAAGCGTGACTTCAGCAGCTTTGCCAACGCCGACTCGTCGAACTGCATCGGGTTGATCGGGGGCTGTGCCGTGTTTTGTGCAGGTGTCGCTTCCTGCGTCGTCTGGATGTCCATGCTTTTAGACCCTGCAAGCCGGGTATTCTGCGCCATGGTTGTTGAGGGCCAACCAAGAAGCCGCTGCGCGAGTGAGAGCCTAGAATTGACCGGAAGTCAACTCCTTCCCACCTCTTAGCGCGGTGAATTGTGCGCTGAGATCCTTGATTGCGGCTGCCCGGCCTGCGTTGTAGGCACGGTCCTCCGCGGAAAGCGACGGGATGATGGCATTGTAGACCTCGTCCCGCAGCGCGTCGTCGATGACCTGGGCCACGGCCTTGAGCACCGGGTGCTCTTCGGAGACCGACAGGGCCTCGGACAGTTGTTCGTCGGTCAGTTTCATTGGACTCCAAGGCGGCCGGTGATGGCGTTCTGCTGCTGCTGGACGCTAAACTGCAGGTTCTCGAGGTATTTCTGCAGGTTGGCTTGGAACAGCGGGTCCTGCTGGAGCTGCTGCAGGTACTTCGGGTTGGCCTGCAGGACCTGCTGGCTGAATTGCAGGCGCATGGCCGCGGTGGGGTCGTTCTCGCGCAGTTGCGGCGGGTTGCCGAGCGACATGAGCGCGATCTCGTCGTTGGTCTCGCTGAACATCTTCTGCGCGGCAGGACCCTGCTGCATCACAAGCTCGGTGGCCAGGTTGGGATCGATGGCCCGGAGGGCGACACTGATGAGCTTGGCACGGTCGATGACGCCGGCAGTGTCGAGGGGCAGCACCAAGGAGGAAATGGCCTTGAGCTTCTCGGTCACAAGGTCGGTGGACAGCTCGCGGATGTCGAACTTCAGCATCACGTCAAAGTCCTGGACGTCGGGAGGCAGCGGGGTCGACGAGGCCGTGATGCGCTGGATCTCGGCCGGGCCGATGTACTGCAGCGTGAGCGACAGCACCTGGCGGAAGGCCTCGGTCCAGCCGTGCAGCCAGTTGTTGATCAGGCGCTGCTGGCGCATCTGCGTGATGACGGGAGGCACCTTCTCGGTCGGGCGCCCGAAGTAACGGTCGGTCTGGGCCTCGATGGCCGCAATGAGCTGGAAGGCAACGCCGGGCTCGCGGGCGGGTGGCTGCAGGAAGCCGATCTCGCCGCGGCGTAGGACTGGGATCTGGATGGCCGGGCCAATCTTCAGGTTGCCGCCGCGGGTCTTGGGCACCTCGATGGGGGGCAGGGTGGCGAGCGACGTGTAGTCGAAGATCGAGTCGCGCTGGGCCTTCACCTCATGCTGCCAGGTGGCGCAAACCTCGGGCACGCCGCGGCTCTCGGTGATCTGCCGGTGGATCAGCTCGGAACGCCAAACAACAAATGGATACTGGCCGTGCGCATAGTCGAGCGCCTCGAAGTAGCCCCACTTGTCGCCGACTTGGGGGGAGAAGACCGTGTAGAACACGCCCGGGATGCCGTCGGAGTCGACCGCCTTCTGGTAGGCGTACACCACCTCGATCAGGTTCTCGCGGTCGAGGATGCTATTCTCGGCCAGGCCGACCGCGCCGTAGGTGAAGGCAGCGTAATCCGAAAAGCGGCCCATCGTGTTGATGGCCTCCTGTGCCCACTCGGCGTCCCAGTCCTCGGTCTCGACCTTGTTCAGGAGCTGCGCCTCGGTCATGTAGAACCGGCGGAAGACCACCCGGGCCGACTGGATGTCGGTGGTCTCGGGCGGGAAGACCAGCTCGTCGTAGGGCGCCAGGGCCGCGATCATCGGCTTGTTGGTTACGATGGTCGGCACCGGGAACTCGCACTCGCCCTCGGTGCGCAGGTCGCGGACGGCCTTCAGGGCGCGGCGCTTGCGCAGGTTGGGGAAGGCCGAGAGGATAAGCTCCGCGGATTGGTCGTCGGCCTCGGGATTGGCAATGAGGTTGGGCAGGTCGGCGAGGATTGAGCCCTGGGGAGATTGGGAGGCGAGCGCGATGATCTGCTCCATCGTCAGGTACTGCTCCCTCTGCCCCATCTCCTGCTGCCAGGTGACGTGGACGCCCGTCCAGCCGTAGGTCCAAAGGTACTGGGAGAGCAACTCAACCTCACGGGTGAGGTCGTTGTACATCTTCGCGTTCACCGTCCAGTCCATCAGGTTGTGCGCGGTGACGGCCTGGTCGAGCTGGCTGATGTTGGTCGGGCTGACACGCAGCATCGAGCGCCAGAAGGAGGTGCTGCAGAGGTCCACAAGGCCGTTGATCACCTCGTCGGCCAGCGGGATGCGCGTGTCGGAGGCGCCGTCCCAAGGGAATGCTGGCCTGTTGCGGTTGGCGTCATTCCACTTCTTCCCGTCGTCGGTCTGCCCGGGCCAGCGGCAGTAGCGCACATTCTCGGCATTCTCGACACGTGCGAACACGCCGTAGTCGGTGGCCGAGCGCCGCAGCTCCTCGGTCAGTGCGCTGACATTGGGCTCGTCACCGACCCGTGCCATCACGTCGGTCGCCTGCTTGTATGAATCGCCTTGCATGATCGTTTCTTTTAGTATCCACCGCCTCCGCGGCAATCAAAGCCCCCATGCCCTACGAAGGCAAGACCTGAGACCAGCAGCATCCCCAGGCAGTCGATCGGGTCCTTGGTGCAGCCCTTCTGCCCGTCACGGCCGGTGTGCTCGGAGAGTGCGTAGGTGAGGTTGGCACAGGTGTCGGCAATGTAGAGGGATGGCTCGTTCAAAGGGGTTAGGGGCTGGGTGGCATCGTAGGAGAGCAGACTGTTGATCGCGGATGTGCGCTGGTCGACAGGCACGCCGGGTGCCGGTACGAAGGCCATCGGCTCGTCGAGGGGGTTGTCGGATTCTGCGAGGAGGTCGATGAGGGTTGTGCCGCCGGCCTCGGAGAGTGCGGGCGAACCGCCGGCCTTGGGGTCGATCAGGCGAAGAACGGGTTCGCCGTAGCCGAGGTCGGATTCGATCTGCCGGAACAGGGCGCGGTACTCGGAGATCGAACGGCCGGCATCAAGGGTCTGCGCAGGACCCATCTTGCCGTCAGGCTTCTCCCCGGGCAGCGCCCACTCGCCGAAGTTCGCGTAGTCCGGGAACTCGCGCACCACGACACGCTTGCCGTCGTCGTACACCAGAAGCCATAGGCAGAACCAATTCCGGGCGCCAGCAGGGTCGCAAACCATGTACAGCGTGCCGCCGGGCGGCACCTTGGATGAGGGGATGCAGTGGATGTCCGGTCGGAAGCGGGCGAAAGCCTTGCCGATGTTGTCGCTGGCCCAGCCGTAGGCCCGGGTCAGAATCTGGCCCATAGGCGAGGCCACCAGCTTCGACC